TCACTCTCCCATAAACGCCGCCCGCCGCACCCCCCGCGACATCGGCAGCCCATACCCGATCAAGCAAAACTGATCGAGCGCGAAGAGCACCACCGACTCAAGGCCCGCCCCCAGCGACATCAGCCGTTCCCGATCCCAAGGCGTCGTGTACTCTCCGATGCCGATCAAATGGCTGGCGTGTGAAGGTGTGAACCCCAGCCCCATTGGCAACTGCACCGAGTACCGTGCCTTATTCATATTGCGATCGCCGGTAAAAGTAAAATTCTCCGTCTTGAGACACTCGAGCGCAGCAGGAGTCCAGTCGGCAACCGGATAGTTGACCAGCTTGTTCAGCGCCGTATCGTTGACGTCCGGCGGATACAGCACCTCGAACCGCGCATCGGAGTGCGTCAGCCTCACGAACGCCATGATCGTATTCGTAAACGCGCCGATCAGCGTCGGCAGAAACGCGCACTCGTCGGCAAACAGTGAAGGGTCCGCGTTCTGGCTGGTGATCGTGGCCATCGGCCTCCCGTGCGCCGATTGGAATGCGGCCTTTGTGTAGTCGTCGTAGAACGGCATACCCGACGCCGCCGCGAAATACCACCACTGCACTTCACCAAACTGAAGGTAAGGCCGCACCCCAGCGCTTGCCATCACGTCCGCCATGTCGAGGTGCACCTGCTTCCAGAACGCCGTGCTCTGCGGTCCGAAGTTGGTCTGCAGCGCGGGCGTATTCAGCCACGCCGGGTCGCCGTTGGGATACCGCTGCCCTAAACCGGCAGACAGCGTATCGTCGCCATGCTGCAGCTCCATGCTGAACGCCGCCGCCACGTCGATGTTGTAGCTCTTCAGCGCCGAGAAGAACCCGCGGCTCCAATCGCGGGCGGCCCGATTCATTCGCGGCAGCGCGGCCGTATCCGTCCGCCAGATACCATCGGCGCCGCCGGCAAGAGTCGAGCTGCTTGTAATCGCCGTGAAAGCGGTGCTGCTGGTATTCACGCTGATCGTGAGGCTATCGCCCGCCGCGCCCATGGTGCGCGAAGTGATAGTCAATACCGGGCCCGTAGCACTCGCCCAAACCCCAGTGGACCCCGCGTTGATCAGCAGCTCGAAACACTTCGCCACACTTGCCGCGGTATCGCCGATCAGATTCAAATGCGAGATCACCGTAGGCCCGAGCGAAACTTGCGTCGTGTTGCCAAACTCCGGCGAACCCGAAAAAGTAATCGCCCCCGACGCATATTGATGCCCGACGCGATTCAGCTCATAGAACCAGAGCGCTCCCGCATAATGATTCGCCCTGCCGCGAAAGCCAAGCTTGTAGATCAGCCATGCCGACCGCTCCGCCGCCAGCGCGATCGAGTGATCGGTATCCCAATCCGTCGCGAGCGTCGTCGTCGGCATTACCTCGAAATCCGGCAGATCGGTAGTGGGATAGGCGATTTCCAGGAAGTCAAAATAGAAGTACGTTCCGGCCGAACCCGTGTGAGTCAACGTCACGGTGTGCTGCGCCGATCCCGAATACTGTCCGACCAACACTCGCGACAGCACGTCCTCAGCCGCAATCCGCAAGTTCACGACCATCGGACTGCCGCCATCCACTTGCACCGTGACCTGCCCACCCGCGTCCGCGCGCCGGGTTCCGAGATACAGCGAGTGCGTCCCGTTCGCGCGATACGTACACGCTGCCGTCGCGCCTGGCGTCGTCGTCCACTGAATCGAGCCGCCCGAGAAGTTACCCCGTCCGCCTGCCCAGCTCCCCGCGTAGTGGATGTCCGCCGAGTCGTCCTCAATCCGCCGGCTCCCCGGCCCGGCAACTGAGTATTGCAGCTTTGTCCCGCTGACCGTCCAGTTAGTCACCACCACGGAAAACTCGCTCCGCGTAAAGTTCCCCGGATGCAGACCCGCCGCCCACGTCCATCGCATTTTGCGGACGTTGTTAGTCGGCACCAGCACGCCTGAATCATCGTGAAGATTGGAAAAGTCGAGATCGATCTGCCATTGCGTCGGCGAAGACCCGCCGCTGAACGTTGCCGCCGCCGGCGACCAGCCCTCCGTCCCCGCGCCGTGTACCATCCCGTACGCGCCCACGCGATTGCCGTTCGTCCCCACTGCCCCCGCGTAGCTCAACGTGATCTGCGCACCGCTCGCCGTCGCCGTGACGAACCCAGTCGACGCGTTGGCCGTGATGATGTCCGCCAGCGCTTTCGCAGCGCTATCCAGCGTATCGCCGCCGAGGATCTGGTAGTTGAAGTGGGATTCCAGCCACGCTAGCTCGATGTAGTCGCCCGCTGTCAGCGTCCCCTGTAACTCGAACTCCGCCGTCGGCGCCAAGTAAGCGCCGCTGACCGGGGTGGCGTAATTCTTGAGAGGAACTTTGTAGACTGTCTCCGCGCCCCCGCTCTGCGCCCAAATGCGCAACGAAGGCCAATCGACCGTGGGATACAGAATCGAGTCGATCGGGATGCAGTTGTCGCGTGTCTCGCGATACGAAAGGTGAAGACCGCTCAGGTCCCCGTCAGGAAGGTTGCGCAGCGTAGGATGCTCGAAGACGTTATCGCGGTTCCATTCCAGAACGGCCCAGTCGAACTGCTGCCGCCAGCATCCCGAAACCGTGAAGCCATTCGCGCTCGCCCCGCTCAGCGCCGCCACTGCCGATGGCCGCTCGAAGTAACATTGAAGATCGCGGTCCGGACGCAGCTTACTAAGTTGCTCCGCCATCTAAAGCCGGACCACGACCGCCAGGTCCGCCCCGGGATATGTCGTCCCCACCGACAAGACCGACAGCGTGATCTTCGCCCCCGCCGCCAGCGGAGCCAGCGTCTTGCCGTCAGCCGCGGGCGACGTCGTCTGTCCTGCCGCCACCGTCAGCGAGCACCACGGCGCGCCATTTACGTTGAGCACTAGGCCCACCGCCGCGTCCGCCACCGTACCCAACACCGCGAACACATCCCGCACCGAGTGCGCCGCCTCCACCACAATCGCCGGCGCCGCCAGTAGATCCACCGCCAGAAATCCGTTCACCTGAATCGAATACTGCCCGCCGGACAGTGTCCGCATGCCCAGGTCGACGGTGCTCGTCAGATAGATGCCCCTGACCGGGCTGTTCCCCTGCCGGTTCGTCACGAACAACTCCGCCGATGCCACCTTCACATTCGGCAGCGTGACTCCGTAGCTCCAGCTCCCGCTGTACGGGCTGCCGAAGAAGTTCGGCGGAAACGGTGCGATCGCAGTCTTGGTCTGCAGCGGATACAAGAGCGCCGCCGCCGCGTGCGCCGCCGCCGGACTATTATCGATCCCGCGTGTCACGCGATACCGCGCCCCGCTGTTCTGCAACTCCTCGACCCGCACCACCTCGCCGTCAATCTGCACGTAGCTGCCCACCGCCGCCGTGCCGGCCGCAGTCAAGTCGAGCAGCGTATGGCTAGTCCCCACGGCATTCGCCAGCGCCAGCGTCGGCGCGCCGCCGAGCTCATCCCAGTAGTACATTGTCAGCGTCGCCGCCGAGATCGTGTGGGTATTCGCCAGGTCCGAAAACGAAACCGCGCTGAGCTCGACCGTGCCCCCTTTCTTCCCCGGCCCGAGACTGAAGAACGGCATCGGCGGCACATCCGAGTCGCCCGCTCCGCTGCCGCCAATCTGCCACCGCGTAACCGTCGACAGTTCGAGAGCGCTCTCGATATCGTTCACATTTGCTGACCGCCCGCAAATCTCGACCGTCTCGCCGCCGCGATTCGGAATCTCGAATTGCACCGGCGACGTCCGCGTCAAGGCGCCGAACTGCCATCCCGTCTCCGCGACCACCCAGTGACTCGTCGCATCGGGCACAATGTCCCACGCCGGCGCCACCGTCACCATCGTGTCCGTGTTGGCCGAGATCACCCGCTCCTGTCCAGCGCCCGTGCCGCGAATGATCCGCGCGATCATGCTGCGGTAGCGGTTCGCGGTCATATGCAGGCTGTCGTTGCCAATCGTGGACGCGCTGTGAATCGTGGCCGCGTTCTCTCCCTGCAGCTCCAGCCTCCAGTAGAAATTCGCGTGATCGAAATTCGGATCGCTCGGCGCAATCAACTGCTTCGGCAATCCGGTATCTACGAACTGCGCCGCCACCGGCTGATTCGATGCGATCCGGTACAACACCGCCGGCGTCGTTCCGCGATACACATGAAACCCCACCGTCGCCTGCGAAAAGCTCAGGCCCGAGAGCGTCACGCTGCTCGCATCGCTCACGATGACCGCGCGCACCACAAACGAAAGCGCGCTCTCTACGCCGGCCGCATCCACCGCCGACACCGCGTAATACAACGTTTCTCCGCCGGCCAGTGTGCCGCCCGAGCCAACCGTCGCTGACAGACTCACGATCGGAATCCCCGGTCCCCCCGCCGCGGCGACGGTCGGCGCGATAAACGCAACGCTGACGTTCGTCTGCACCGAACCGTCGCCCGCCGTGGTTACCGACTCGAGCACCGCAAACTGAACGTCGCCGTGATCGTCCAGAACGCTGCCCATCAACGGACGAGGAACGCCGACCCCGGCGCCATCCAGGCGCCGGCCGCCGCTTGCCGACGTTACCTGCCCATTGCTATCGGCGTACCACGAATCGTCATGAATCTGCGCCGTAATCGTCGAGATCCGGTGATTCACCCCCGGCGCAATTTTCAACACGCGAAACGGCTGCCGCGTCAGGCCTTCTTTCAGGTACGTGATCGTGATCAGATCGCCCGGCCGGATTCCGAACGACTTCACGCTCGTCTGAAATTCCACGTATGTGTTCCCGCGAATCGATTTGTCGAGGTTGACTTTCAATATCCGTGCTGCCTGATCGAAGTTCGCGATGCCCATTGCCGCCAGTGTCTGCGACACTTCCTGCCCGCTCCGCGCCACATCAGCCGGATCGACGAGCGAAAAGCTGTCCTGCTGATACTCATTGAGCGCGTCCTGAAACTCGACCGAGAAGCGATTCGGCGCGTCCGCCATCCCGCGGCAGAACAGACGGAACGTCGGCTCGCCGTCCGCCTTGCGCAGAATGCCGGAAAACCCGCTGCTGCCGTCGCCAAACTCGTAGCTGGGCCAGCCTCCGTTGAGAACCTCAGTCGCGTTCGACCATGCCGGCTTCGCGCTCCGCTCCGCTGCCACCGTGTTCTCTACTCGCACCTGCACCAGGCCGTTGGAGCTGTACGTCACCATCATGCGCGCCGAATTGCGGATCCCGCGAAACAAGTCGCCCGCGCTTCGCCGCTTCTGCACCACGACGTTGCACTGGAACCGCGGCAGCGTGATCGCGTTTCCGTACGTATCCAGCGCGCTGATTCCCTCATCGCAGTAGGCCGCCGCGGCTGCAAAGCTCGGGACGTCGATCTCAGTTGTCGCCCACCCAGCGCGCCGCAATACATCCAGCAGAATCCACGCCGGATTATTGGTGAACTGCTCACCGGAAAACGACCCGTCCGATCCATACACAGGAAGCTCAGCCCCTGCGCGAGAACCGCTACTTTCGGCAGCGACGATCCGTCGTTGATCCGGTTCGGAACAACCACCGAGAGATACGCCATGCTGCCATAAGGATCGCCAGCCGGTTGTCCGCTGCTGTCTTTGAAGTCGGGATTGAATGCGCCGGTGCGCGTGCCCAGCGTCGGAATGTTGTACCACCCCGTGCCCGTCATGTTTGTGCCATAGACGCCGGCCGGAATCTCGATATCGTTCACCAGCACCTTCAGCACGCCCTGCATCTCGCCCAGGCCGAGCAGCACTTCCATCCGCGTCAGATTGCCATCGTTGCGCGCGAAGACTACCGGCGGGTTGTACCACGCCGTCCCGTACACCATCGGAACGAAATCGTTGTACCGCGCGTCGTTCACCGAGACCGCCGACGTGTGCGAGCTCTTGTCTCCGTAAGTGCGCACCTGAATCGCCGGCGGCACGAACTCGATCCCGCCGAAGTTTGTCCACATTCCGCGCGCCTGGCAATCACCGCGAGTGAAGCCGCAATCGGTGAACGGCGCACCGCTGTTCAGTGATCCCGTCCCTCCCGCTGCTCCAGCCGAATATCCGCAGCGATAATACCGCGAGTACTTTCCGCTCGCCCCGCCGTCCACTGCCTCCGCGCGTTGTGCGGCGTTCGACGGAAACTCCCAGGGACATCGCCTCTGAATGCGCACCTGCGGCAGCAGCACCCGCTGAAGATTCATCCGGTTGGTCGCCGTGATGCGGAAGGTCGCCTCGCGGACTTTATCCGGTGGATTGCAGATGCCGCGGAACACGACCGCGGTCTCCGTCAGCGCTGCATTGCCCCGCAGATCATAGAAGAGAAACTGCACGGTGAGCTTTGCGCCCTTGAAGCCCTGGGCGCGTTCGATCTCCGAAAAGCGCGAATCGGCATTGCCCAGCACGATCGAGATCCGCGGGATGCTATCCACGCCCTGATCCGATGCCGCCTGCAACTCAAAGATGTTGTGCTGAAGGATTCGCGCGTTGTAGACCGCGCCCGATACCGTGACCTTGTGGGTGCTCCATCTTTCCACCGTGCCATCGGCGAGCACGCAGTCGAAGACCAGCAGCGGCGTATCGGTAACCGCGAGTTCCTTCTGGTCAAATATGGTTGGCATGGATGATGTTCACGGTGCACGCGTGCCGGTTGACGCTGGTCCAGGTCAAGTCCAACTCATCGCTGGCCAGGTGCGCCTCGCTGTACACTCCGCCGCGCGTCGTGGCGCGATATACGGACGCGCCTGCCTGTGCCTCGACCTGTAGTCCATAGACCTCGATGTTCGCGCCAGCCGCCGCTGCGATCCCGAACAGTACCGACGCCGCGCCCGTTCCGCCTGTGGCTGTGAACACGGCTCGGCTCCACGTCGTTCCCACGGCCTGCTGCGAGTTCTGTGTGGCTATCACTAATTTCGCGCTCGTGGCTGACGCCGACCGCACGTACGCACTCAAGCAGTACCGGTAATCTCCCGGTGCGGCGAGCGTCTGCGTCAGCCCCTGTTCCGCTCCGCCGCCGTTGGAAAGCTGCCACGCCTTAGTCCCGCCGTGCGGGTCCGCTACGCCGCTGACGATTGTCAGCAGCGGGTCCTTCTGCCACACCGCGTTATCGAGTTGCTCGCTCCACGCCAGCAGATTGCCAGCGGGATCCAAGAACGTGAATTCATTCAGCGATCCCTCGGCCGCCGCGAAAAAATCGCGCAGCGCCGCCGCCTCCGTGTCGCTGAGCTCCGAGTAGTCGAGCCGCCACTGCGTAATCTCCGCGTACGGATCCGCGAGCTTGATCGCGCTCCCGTCGGCGGCGCGATTCGACACCGTCCGCGCGCGGCGCGTCTTCCGCAGAGGATACTGGCACAGTGCTCCGGTCGTGAGTTGCGGATAAACCAGCATGGTCAACTCTTGTTTTGGACCACAGTGACCGCCGTCGTCCCGCGCATCTCATCCACGCTGGTCACCGGCAGCCCGTCGGTTTGCAGGCTGCAGTCCGCGTAGACGTGGCCATCCAGCGGGTCGGTAAAAGCAAAGCTCCCGAACGAGCCCTGGTTCGCTAGAAAGAATTCCTCGATTGCTGCAATCTCGCCCTCGTCGAGATCGGTCAGCCGGATCACCCACTCGAAGCGCGCCGCTGCTGCATCGCGATACCGCTGCTGCTTGCCGTCGACAAAAGTCAGCGTCTGATTTTGGAAGAGCATCTTCCTTGTCAGCGGGTACTGTCCGACGGAATTCGTCTTCAGCGTTGGAAAGGTCGCCATGGCCGCTACAAGTCGTTCACCACGTCATTGATCGAATTCAGATTCAACATCGCGTCCCGCACCGCTGCGGCGATGTCGCTGCTGCGGTCCATGAATGACCGCGCATCCATTGCCTGCACGTGTACGCTGATCTGGGGCGCGCCCTGCGGCGTGGCGGCCGGCGCTCCTGTGACAGGCGCCGTACTCGTCGCCGCACCAGCCCCACCACCCGAGTAACTCCGCGGCAATCCCGACTGGCCGTAGTCCAGATTCGTCACGCCTCCCCCAACCTCCGCGGCTTGAAAATGAATCGCGGGTGGCAACGCGTACTTGACTAACGGCGGCGGCGAGGGGGAATCGCCGCCGCCGAACAGGCCCAGCACGCCCTTGATCAAAGGCGAAATCCCGAGCCCGCTTTTGAAAACATTCAGCACGCCGGAGAGTGGTGAACCATCGCCAGACGGCTGCGACCCCGCACGCGACCGCGAGCTGCTCGAAACCTGCGCGTCCGCCTTTCCCGCCGCCACCGGGGCCGCATCGCGACGCACTTCATCGGCCTGAAGAATCAAATCCGCTAGCGATTGACGCGACGCACTCAGCTCCTCGGAGCGTTGTTGCGCCGCTTCAACAAAGCTTCGATAGATCTCGTCCTGCGCTGTGTTCCCCATCGCTTCTTTCCGCCGCCACCGCCTGCTCCAGAATCAGAAATGCTTCCACCTGCCGCGCAGTCAATTCTCCGAAATCAATCCCGCCGAGCTGGCGCTTCACCAGAAACTCCTCCACGAGCGTCTCGCTCTCCGCCGTGATCAGCGACTTCGGGCAGCACGTAACCGCGACATTCTTCCGCGCCCAAACCACGCGCGCCCGTTCTCCCTCGCGGTGCCCCAACCACGCGCAGCGCCGTTGTGTTTCCAGGCCGGCTCTCCGGCAGTCGTCGCACTCCCAACCGGCCTGGTTGGCAAAGTTGAAGTGGAAGGCGACTAGCAGTTTTTTCTTTCTTCCTCGTTCAGCCCCGTCTCCGCCCGGACCGCCGCCAGCGCTTCCCGGAACAATTCCTCCGGACCCGACTCCGCCAGCTCTTCCGGGCCCGCGTCACGCCCGTCCACTGTGAGGCCCGAAACGGTCCGTACCCCCCACGCAACGTAGGTCCGTTCGATTTCGGCCCGCGCAAGCGCCGCGTCCATCTTGTCTTCCGTCGATTGCCCCGCCGCCAGAAACTCCGCGCGCTTCGCCAATTCCCGGATCCGCCGCATCAAATCCACTCGCCGATCGAACGACATGCGTGCAATCGTGAACTCGACGCCCGGCATCACCTGAGACGGCACGACCGCCACACTCTCGTGCGACCCGCCGGCCCGCGCCTTCTCACCCGAACGCCACGGCAATTTCATCGTCGATCGTCCCCTGCGCTCGCGACGCCCGGAATTTCCACTGAAGCCGGTTCTGTCCGTCGTCGAACTCCGGCACCTCCGGCACCACGCTCTTCAGATATACGCCCATCGCCTGCCCATCCACTGCGCCCAGTTGAAACATCACGCTGATCGGCGATTGCTGCCGGGCCGCCTGATAGAGTTCCTTCGTCGAATCGTCATCCATACTGAACAAGCTGAAGGTCGCCGTCACATGCCTTTGTCCCGGCGATATCGCCCGTGGCAGCTGAGATCCGAATTCCCGCGTTCGCGTGTCCAGTTTGTTGTCGACCTTGATGGACGCGCTCGTGATCGTGAAGAACTGCGACGCCGAGGTCCCGAGCCAAGCTTGCCCCATGTGTCCCGGCACGACCGTGTAATCGAAGCTCGCCAACGCCGGTTCGTCCGGATAGCTCGTGAGTTGCGCCGCCCCGCTCGTGAAGCTCGACGTGTCCACTACATCCTGCGCCAATCCGCTGAAGTGAAACTCGTGATAGTCGCCGTTGATAAGAATGTCCAACTGATCCATCGCTGCGCCGCACAAGAGACGCTGCACCGCGGTCCCTGGGCTCCAATAGTCGAACACGCTCACGCTCTTCAGCTCCGTCGCCGGCAGATAAGTCACCGTGCCCGTGATCGGCGCGCCCGACACCGGCGGCACCGTGAACGGCGCGTTGAGCTGAACGGTCTGCGTATCAACGATGGCCGCCACAAACCGGATTTCTCCCGCCGTCGCCACCGCCTGTCCCGCCCTCAAACCGTGCGGGGCGCCGAAGCTCAGCCGGCCGCTGGTCGTGCTCGAGGATGCCGTTGCCCCGTTGAACCGCAGCGAATCACCGCCCAGCGCCGCGTGAAAAAGCGGCCCATAACCCGGAGCGTCGGTCAGCTTGTTCCAGTTAGTGAGGTACGTCTGCAGCTCGAATTCTGTGCGGCGCCGCGCGCCCTGCGGCATTCCGGCGAACGTGCGGCTGCCCGTCTTATCCCGCCGCACACCGGTTTCCGGCTGCTGCCGGATCGCCATCTTCACAGCGGGAATCCGGTTCGAAGCTGTGATCACTTCCGTCTTTCCGAACGAATTCTCCAACACCGTGTAGAATCGGTTCGCGTTCGAAGATATGTATGAAGCCATCTTAGTCTCTACTTACTCCGATCTCGAATGTGACCTTGGCCGTCTGGATGAAGTTCTTCCCGCCCTGCTTCACCGGCCCGAACGACGCCTCGTACTCGCCGCCGTAGAACATGCCATCGCCCCAATCACCGCGGCTCGCATTCAACATCCGCATCGCCCCATCCGCGTAGAGCTCCAGCCTGTCTTGCAGTCCGTCCAGCCTGTCCTGCGAGTGCCGCACCTCGATCACCATCTGGGCCTTCCCCGAGAACGTGCGGAACTTCTCCCGCAGTTGATTTACGATTGTCTCGCAGTAGACGTTGACGCTCGGGTACTTCACCCCTTCACTCCGCCCCGCCAGGTCCGCAGCGACATTTTGTGCCCGCACCTGCGCAGCGTCGACAAACGGCGCCGCCGCATGATCGCCGTGCGTCAACACCGCCAGGGCAACATTCAGTCCACTGGACCCCGTGATGTGCTGAATCACCTTCGCCGTGACCGCGCTCCCTAGTCTCGAAGTCATCAGCCCCTCTGTATCATCCGCGGCACGCGCCGCATGTAGGTCGGAGCCTGGCCCGTTCCCGGCGGCCGGCCGACGGTCACGAGCGAGTTGGGCTGCACCCAGGAATCACCAACTCGCAACACCGCGGCATTCTGCAGCACCAGCCCGTACGGGTCTGTTCCGGCGTAGACGTTCCACCCCCGCGCATTCGCCGGCGCGCTCACTGCCTGCACCGAAAACGTGCAGCCGCCAGTCATCACGTTTCCCGGAAGCGAGGCGGCGCCTTCTTCTCCGCCCGCATTCGTCCACGCCGCCGCGACATAGTAAGTCCCATCCGGCAGCCCGCCCGGCGCCACCCCAAGCGCCGGCATGGCCGCTTGCGGCAGCGCATCCTGCGCGATGCCGACGCCGCTCTGAATAAGCTTCTCGTATGCCCACTTAGCCAGCTCGTGATATTCGTCACGCTTTCCTTTGTACCGGTCGTTAAGCTGGCTGTTATAGGCATCGCGGTAGACCATTTCCAGCGAGTGGAACGTGTGCCACAGCTTTAAGGGCGGAGTAACAACCACCTTGTCCGCCAGCACCGGTAACCTGTCGCCAAAGAGACCAGTGGATGCATCTAGCCTCGCAAGCAGCGTGTTGATCTCCATCGCCACTTCGTCCTGCGCCAGCGCGATCTTGCGTGTGACGTCGATGTTCTCCGCGTTCGCCACATCAAGCAACTGTGTGTCGTGCCCGTGCAGATCCTCGATGCTGGAAATAGGACTGTCCTTGAAGAGAGCCATCGCCTCCGCCTAATCCTTCACATCCCGAACCTTGGCCTTCAACGCATTCAAATCCGCAGTCGGCACGACCGATAACTGCACTTTCGCCGACGCCGCGAGCTGATCCGCTTCCTCCTTCGCTGCCTCTAACGCCGCGCGGTAAGTGGCAGCCTCGTTATCCGATGCAATCGCCGCGATCCCGTCGACGACCAGCCGCGCCGCTATGCGCCGCGTAACTTCTGTCAAAGTTCCGCCTTTTCCGCCGTCCGTGGTCTCTTTGCTGATGACAATCGGAAACTCCGAAAGTATCTTCGCTTCCGCCTCGCGAATCTTCTGGTAATAAACCCTCAAATCCATTCGACCCCTCTTCTCCTTCCGCTACTCAATCACCTGACCGCGCCTGCGCGCCTTATCTCTGCCCCCTCTGCGCCCGGACCCCGAGCCTTGGCAACCAGCGCCTTTCCTCGGGGTCCCTAGCGTCTTACGCTCTACGTGTTTACCTGCACGCCCGAGGTATTCCGCAGCACTCCACAGCCGTACAGCACATCGACGGTGAACTGCTGCGCCAGAGTATTCGGCTGATAGCTCATGATCACCCGCATGCCGAAGTTCCCCAGCTCCGCGTACTCCGCAATCGCGCCCGTTCCGGGCAGCGGCTGCGGCAGGCGCCTCACGACAAGGCCCAGAGCGTCCCGGGAGAAAGCCATGTTGTGTGTTGTCACCGGGCTGCTCCCCGTCTTCTGCACAAACTGGGACCGAAACACGAAGAAGTCCTTGATCTTTCCCACAGAGCCGTCAATCAACGTGCGCAGACCGGCGTCGCCTGCCGTCTGAAACTCGCTGAATCGCGGAATCTGCCGCCAACTGGAGTATGTCGCCGCATCCACCACCATGAACTTCTGCGCTGTCGGTGGAAGTTTGGCCAAGAACAGAGCCGTCTCCGCCGCGTCGATCGTCGCTTCCGTAATCGCCGTCCCCGGAGTTCCGACCGGCGTATTCGCCGTGAAGCCTGCATACAGCCCCAGCAGATCCGCTTCGATCTTCTGCGCGATGGCGGCCACTGCCGGCTCCATGTAGATCTTTAACAGGTCCGGCACTGCCAGCACCTTGGTCACATCCGGAATCTGGAACGTCGACTCCGCGTGCGTGTTCAGCACGATTTGCGCGTTCCCCAGACTCGGATTCTGTAGTTGCACCGTATTGCCTTCCGCGATGTTGTTCGCCACCATCGTCGGCGGAATCGGCACGTTTACCGTGTCGCCGGCCTGTGCCAGCACCGGTTCGTAATCGCGATTCACCAGGTTCCCCATTACTAGGTTGCCCACCAGCACCGGCAAAGCATC